AGAACCAATATTCATAATTATTATTGTCTGGTTTACCGAATGCGTCCGCTAAACGAACTTCATCGGACATATTTGTAACTTCACCACATGGTCCCCAAGCAAAAGGTCCTACAAAAGCGCCAGTAGAAGTGGCAACTGAAGGAATAACTGTAGTCAGGTCAATCTCTGATACATTCACTCCAGGTGATAATTGAAATGCCATTGGATTTCTCCTTTTATTGTTGGGTCAATATTCTTTTTATTGTCTATTTAGTTTTTTATAAACTTGATGATAAATATCCCGCAGGAGGCTCCCACATGTCTCCGTCTTCAACCTCCAACTCTCTACGCAGCCCATCCTCAATAAAACCAAAAGGCAACATACTTTCTTCTCCAATTAAATTTTGTTCCTCTAGCATGATCTTTCGTATGTCAATTCTGGTTTCATCTTTGAAGAATGTCTGCGCTGTTAACCATGCATAAAGCACCAACCCCATGACAATATCATCATTGTTACCTTCTTCTGCGGCATAAGTGTCTTTTGTCCTGACAAAAGTATTCAGTTCCGCAATCGTGTCAAAATCGTTGATGATTAACTTGTCATTTTCAATCAGTGTCTTGAGGTTGGCACAACCAATCTTTTTGACAGATTTAGTTGTTTTAACACCGAAAGCAACTGAACGTTTGAAGCCAGCGGAGATGCTTTGACCTTTGATGTGATGGTGCTCCAACTTGTAGATATTCTCATATTCTAAATCATAGTGTAGAATGTCTACAACCTGCTGTCCTACATTGTTAGTTTCAATCAATACATAGGCTTGATTGTAACGGTTTGCTAGTGCATAGATGACTGTGGGTAAGAATAACAAAGGTAGTTTGTTATTACGATATCTTGCAACTTGTTTATACGGTGCTTCTGTCGCATCAAGAACGTTGATAGTGTGATAGTCCATACCAACACCTTCGGAACAATCTACCGTAGCAATGTATATTCTACCTGGTCTTGGGTCTTCATATACAAATAGATGACCATCATCTTCAACACGGAAAGGATCATAAAACGCAAGTGAACGTAGTTTAGAACCAGAGATAAGTGTCGCAGAAGAGCCAATAAACTCTGTTTCAAACTCTTGACGAAACTGTTCTTCAGAAGTGTTCCGTATTGTTTCTTCTTTCCACTTTTCATCACGTCCCGGCACCATTGACCAGTGGATTTCTAGTGTCTTATAAAGTGAACGACTTTCAATTGCATCTGTCCACATTTTGTAAAACAAATTCAATCCATTCGGTGTAGAGACAATAATTACCTTTGATGTTTTACCAGATGAGATAACAGGGTAAGTAGAAGTAAAGAAATCCACTGCCATGTTATGAGGCACGAACGCAAATTCATCAAGAAAAATTAAATTGTATGAACCACCTCGGACACCGGCTGCTGATGTTGCGTATGCATAAATCTTTGAACCGTTTTCTAATTCAATTGAACGTTTGTTCCAGTTGATGATACCTTGTTGAAGCCACATAGGTAAATGCTCATATGCTTTTTGTATCTTAGCCAGAATGTCTTGTGCAAGTTGAAGTTTGTTTGCAAGAATACCAATCACAAACTCTTCATTAAACAATGCAGACCAAAGCATATACCCGACAGTCGTGGTTGTTTTACCCACCTGTCGTGGCATTTTAGCAATGACAAAACGATTGCTGTGAAATTGTGTGACCATATCTTCTTGAAATGGCCACATATCAAAAGGAACAAGACCTTTATCTACGTTGACGATCTTAACGTAGGTACGTATAAAATACACCGGATCTTCGGTGCATTTTACAATTTCTTTGAGTTGTTCTTCGGTATAGGATATTTCAACGCCAACTCTTTTGAGTCGCGCATTACCAAGGTATCCGTCATCCATATTTTATCGTGTAAAACTCTTCAACATCCAACCATGTTTTTGGTGTGCATCAAGAATATCTTGTAAAAAGTTTCCTACTGCTGGTTCATCAGCAGCATCAGCAAGTGCAATTCCTGCGCGGAGTTCCATAATATACTTATCATTGTCTTGAGCAAGTTCAGACATCATAATAAGGGCTGATGGTATTGCTACAATCTCATTAATTTTTGAAAGTTCTAGCATTCTTGCAAGAGTGGTAGGAGCATATGAACCTAATGCACGAATGTGTTCTGCAATTGCATCAGTCTGATCATACACCGCTTCATAGAACGTACCTAAAAATCCATGATACTCAGCAAAGTTAGGTCCTTCCACATTCCAATGAAAAGTGTGTGCTTTGAAATACAAACCAAAGTTTGTTCCCAAAATAACTTTCATCTGTTCTATTAATTGTTCCATAATTTTATTTATTTCCTTTAATCATTTTAAGTAATTCGTTAGTGGAGCCAACAAAGACTGCTTTATCTATGTTGACTCCTTTTGTGGTCTCAGACTGAGGTGCAAGCTCTTTTTTACGTTTCTGAAGTTCCAACAAATCTTTATTCATCTCAGCCAGATTTTTCATCATTGTGGCTAAGACTTCATATGCACGTGGTGATTCTGATTGATTTGCTACGGATGCCAGTTCAGTTATTGCTCTGTTGCCGTTTGTAATCAACTCACGCATATTATCACGCGCAAATTCTGCATCAGCGTCAATCTGATTCGTGTTGTTATTTACAACAACAGGTAATGTTTCAACGATCTTTTCTTCAATAGGCTCTACGTCAAAAATTTCTGACAAGTTTTTATTCAGTTTTTTCATAATGTATCAGGCCATTCTGTAATTGTTTCTGTGTATCCGTAGTTAGAATTTGGCAATGCGTTTACAGGATCAGGTTCAGTAACCACTTCAATTGCTTTGACAGGATTCACATCTAATGTATTCACTGTATATTTTGCATTTGAATAATCTCCAGTCAATACATATCTTTCTCCAATAAGTTTGTTGCCATTAGTAATTACTAATGTACCAATAGAACTATTGCTAAAGTATTCTACAGTACCAATAAATCCGTTTGCGGTATCACGCAATGTTTCACCTGTTGTGAATACATTGTTACCATTTGCATAGTCAACGTACACTTTCTGTACACTTGTAGAAGACAAATCAATATTAATATTGGTGTTTGCAGCATTGATGATTTTACCAGTCTTGACGGGTGGCCAAATGAAACTCTTTGCAGTGAATGTCAAATCCCAAAGAATTAATCTCGTTGTGCCGTCAGACATGCCACCTTCATACTCCACTGTAGATGCGACAGAGTTGAGTATGATAGGCACTGTATATTTTAAACCCATTGAAGGTATAAAATCCACAACCACACTAAAATCTGGTGTGAAGAAAGGTAAAATCTGTTCAAGTATCTGTGTGCCATCTTCGGTGTTTCGCACATAGATTGATAGACTAAACTCAAAATTATATGGCACTGGTAAATATTGAGTGTTTACACCAGTGTTTGTTGGAGAAGCAAAATTCTGCAACGTAGAAATCTGTTTACGATTTGCATCATATTCAAGACTGTCAAGATTAAATGACATTCTTGGTATTACAGAGTTGACTGACTTAACAAGATTGGGATCAGAAGTAATCTGTGTAAGATATCTTTCTTTTGGTCCATATGACAACGGCACTTTAAGTTTTTCTTTAGGTGTGCCAGATTGTGTGTAACGAACGATCTCAAGATCATTAAACATTGTACCAAAAACAACGACCATCTTACGTATGGTGCGGTGATAAAATTGTGCGTTACCTAACATCAAGGTTCTCCAAACGGATTGACTTCGGTAAAGTCAATGATATTATCACTGGCTGCTTCAATTCGTGCATTGTCAATGATGTCCTCAAATGCAGTGTTTTGAGTTACTTTATCAGACACAAGCACTATTTCCCAATTTGCACCTGATGTATTGCCTTTTATTACAGAAGAAGAAACAAAATCTCCTTGTGTTCGGTAAATATCAACGTGAGTGTTTGGCACAAAATCATAAACAATCGCTTGTGATGTAGCAGTTGCAAGTGAAGACCCTTGATACACAATTTCATCATTGACAAACTTACCTGTACCACCGCCGGCTAATGAAATACGAATTTTTGGATAGTAGTTACGAATATTGCCATCTATCTCAGCAACTCCAGTATCAATAATCTCGTTTGAAAAATAAAATTGTTTCATTTTTAATGCATACACGTACACATTACCACCACGCCCACGACCTAATGTGTAAAACATTGCTTGATCATTTTCTGATTCCACTTGTGTGATTTCAAAAAAACTTGTGGTCATTGGTATGTAAATCAAATCACCTTCATTTGGTCTTACCAAACCATTGACTGTGTATCTAAATCTAAGTCGTGAAACTAGCATGGTTACTTCATCACGAATTTCTAAACCAAACTTTGAAATGAAGTCTTGATCACCATCAAAACCATTTACATTTTCAAGATACATTTCAATAGGATGTGCGGTACGATACTGCTTTAAAACATCTTCACCAAATAGATAGTCTACTTCATCACGTGTTGTACGCGGTAAATAATAAACATCTAAACCGTATATCTTGAGTGCTTCAATAACTAAATCTTCAACCAATAGTTGTTCAGGAATAACAGAGTTACCGTTACCCAAACGTGAAGGAAAATTATTAAAATAAAAATTTGTCGCCATTATCCAGTAAATATCTCTGAAGGTAGTGAACCCATCATGTAAATCGCATCTTCCATTTCTTTGATTTCTTCAGTCGCTTCGTCATAAATCTTTTGACCATTAAGTGTAACACCACCTGGCATTTGAATACCCTCAAACTTTTTGAGATTGTTACCCCATTGTTGTTTGATTTTTGCTGTTGCTAATTGTTTGAAGAAGCGATCATTCCATATATCCGTTACACCCTCAATTGAGATTGTAGAATTAGTATGAGTAAGTGTTGGTGGTCCAACCAACGTTAAACTTGTAGGAGATTCAATGTTACCCACTTGTTTTGATTCATTACCAATGGTAATAAAATCAAACGGTACAATTTCTTGATCAAACTTTGTGCCGACACCAACAATTGTATTTGATGATGGGCTGCCCGAAACTGTGCCTGTTAATGTAACTGTTTCTGGTCGCAACACACGATAACATTCAACGACAACATAGTCTCCTGGTTGAACATCTCTTGTCCAATCAATGTCAAGAAAGACTTTGTTTTGATGACGATTAAAACGAAACTGTGGTGTACCAGAAAATAGCA